AGATGTACCGATCGCGGATCAGGGGCACGACCTCGGCCGTCGTCGGCGTGCCGACCGGCGGCGTGGCCCGGAATACGAGACCCTTGTCGGTCTCCTGGATGTCGAGCGTGCCGTTGGTGGTCCGGCCGAGGACGGCGGAGTCCTGGTGGTTGTATTTTGCGACCACGTCGGCCTTACCGCGCGGGTCGTTCGGTGCCCGGTCGAGGTACTTCCGAAAGGCCCCCGGCATGAACCGTTCCTTGAACCCGCCGAGGTCCACGGACCACTTGTTCCATGGCGGGGCCATGCCGACGATCACGGGCCGGCCGTCGTCGCGGGTCTCCAGGCGGAGCTCGACATCGGGGTCCGCAGACTGCGACAGGTAGCGGGTCTCGATCTGGTTCGACATGGTCACTCCCCCTCGGTCTCGATCGGCGTGGCCGACAGTTCCGACACCCGCTTCCCGACCGTGAACTCGGTCGGCTCGTCGTCGAAGTACACGCGGACGCTCGCGGCCGGCTCGGCCTCGGTGGCGGTGATCGCGTAGGGCGAGCCCTCGACACCGAGGACGCCGTCGGTCATCAGGTGCTCGATCACGCCTTCGCCGCCGGCCCAGTACACGCGCTGCCCGAGGCGGAAGCCGCCGGCCTCGGTCACGTCGTCGCCCGGGGAGTCGTCGGTCGTCTCGCCGGTGTCTTCGGCCTCGTCGTCCGGCATGTCGTCGGCCGGCTCGGTGACGGCGGCGGGCGGCTCGCCCCCGGCCGCGCCGGCCTGGGCGGCCGCGGCGGCGAGCGTAGAGAACCCGAGCTGAACGAACGTCTGGTTCGCCGCCGGCGTGTCGAGGAGATCGAAGTCCTCGCGGTCGCGGATCTCGTTGGGCGTGATCGCCCCCATGTTCCAGAGGCTTTGATAGAGGGCCGCCCGGCCCGCGGTGTCGGCCCGCAGGATCCCGCGGGTGTCGAGCTTCGCGTAGACGTTCTCGCCGTAGACCGGCTGGAGCGCCATGTCGACCGGCGACTCCATCCGGCGGGCCCAAGGCAATAAGCACCAAACTTGAGCGCTCAAATGCTCCTGTTCCACCGTCGAAAACTTGTTCATTTTGGAGTCACCGAGGAGCGTCGAAGGAACGCCCCAGTGACGGCATACGTCGGGGAGGATCGCGTCGCGCAGTTCTTGGAACTGTGACGCCTCCATGCTGTTCGACTCGATCGGCTTCAGCCGCGTCTTCTTCGGGAGCACGGCGGCCCGGCCGCGGTTCTCGGCGCCGCCGTAGGCCTGGTGCAGCATGTCCCGCAGGGCGTCGACCGCGGCGTCGGGGACCTTCTCGTCCGTCTCGAGGACCATGTCGGGCCGCGCGGAGTTGGACCAGAACGCGGTGGCCGCGGTGTCGAGCTGCCGCGCGAGGTTGATACTCGTCGCGTTCATCTCGGCCGGGGCGTGTCCGACGATGCCGTTATCCGAGATCCATCGCCAATGGAGCACGGGGCCCGGGATCGGCTCCCACTGGCCCTTCTCGGTCCAGAACTTGTAGGTCAGCGAGTAGTCGACGGCCGACTGTTCGACCTTCACGCGGGACGGGTGGAGCGGGATGAGCTGCGTCATCCACCCGCGGTCGCCCGAGACCACGCGGGCGTAGCCGTTGCCGTGGAGGGCGGTCCAGTAGGCTTGGAGGACGTAGAAGTCCCAAGCCGACTGCCAGTTATTGGGCCGCTTCCGCAGCGTGTAGGCGCAGGGGAGGTCCGCCTTCTCGCGGCGGCCGTCCGGCCGCTCCTGCATGATCTGCATGGGGCAGATGCCGACGGCCTGGGCGATCCACCGGACGACCCCGAAGATCGCCGACACGCGGACCGCGGTCTCGGGGCCAACGACAGACGGCAGGATGTCGCCCCACGTCCCCGGCACCGGGAGCGTGGTCCGTCGGATCGAGATCACGCGCGGGGCCGCGGCGGCCTTCGCCGGGGTCCGGCGGCGGCTGCCGCGGCCTCCGGGGGTGGCCGGGCGTTTTCTGGGGCTGGGCATGCCCGCCAGTTTCCCCCGGCGGCCCCCGGCAGAATCTCGACTATAGGAGTCGGATCTTCCAGTCGTCCAGGTTCGCGGCCTCGCCGGTGTCCTCGTCGGTGGACGCGAGAGCGAGCGCGTTCACGAGCGCCGCGATGCCGTCGATCTTCTCGTTGGACTTCGCCTTGTCGGGTTTGATCATCCCCGTGGGGTCCGTATACACGCAGACATTGTTCGCGTTGAACGTCGCGACGGGGTTCGCCCCGTGCCGAAGCCGGCCCTCGACGACCAGGGCCTCGAGCAGCTTGCACGAGGAGTTCAGGTAGGCCGTCCGCTGCGGGATGTCCTTCGTGGTGATCCCCTCGCGCTGGAGGAGAGTCTCCAGGGCCCCGGCCTGCCACGGGTCGCATCCGACGGCCTTGATCTCGTGGGCCTCGCCGAACGCGATGATGTCCCGAGCCACGGCCTCGTGATCGAGCCGGTGGCCGTCGGTCACGGTCACCCATCCGTCGCGGATCCACGCGTCGTAGGGGATGCCCTCGCGGACGCGGTCGGCGACGGTCTCGGACGGGACCCAGTACCGCCAGACGACGGAATAGGAGCCGTCCGATTCCTTGAACACGAACGCGGCCGCGGTCATGTCGAGGTTACTCGCCAGGTCGACGCCGACCCAGCACGGCCGGCCTTCGAGCGGGGCGAGCGGGCCCGAGCCGCACTTCGCCCAGTCGTCGCCGTGGAAGAATCGCGAGTCGGCCTGGGCCCAGATCCCGAGCCGGTAGCGGAGGAACGACGTTCTTTTGATCGGGCTCGTCAGGCTGTCGGCGTAGTCGTTCGCGAAGTCCGTCTCGGAGATCGTGGTCCCGAGCGACGGGTTCGCCTCTCGCCAGACCTCGGGCGAGTCGAGCCCGCGGGGGTCGTCCTCCTGGGCCTCGTAGATCTTCCCGAAGAATGTCGGGTTGGCCTCGGGGCTCGACTGCACCAGGCGGGCATCCTGATACCACTGGTAGCCGATGCCGTTCCGCGACTCGCCGGCCGTTGAGATCGCCACGACGAGCGGCTGGGCTCGCGCCGCTCCCGCGTAGGTCAGGGCCTGGACCAGATCCGGCTTCCGGTGGGCGTGCAGCTCGTCGATCACCACGGACGACGCGTCGATGCCTTCCGCCCTCCACGAGTCGGCGGCGAGGCAGGTGTACCGGGACGCCGTCGGCCGGTGGACGATCGTCGAGCGGGAGTCGATCACCTCGAGGGCTCGGGCGAGTTCCGGGTTCGCCCGGACGCTCGCGGCGACCGAGCGGTAGATCAGCCCGGCCTGGATTCGGTCCACGGCCGCCCCGTAGACCGCGGCCCCCGGCTCGCCGTCCGCGAGCAGGTGATACAGGACCAGGGCCGCCATCAGCGACGACTTGCCGTTCTTCTTACTGACGAAGATCGCGGCCCGGCGGTAGCGTCTCAGCCCCTCGGCGTCGACCCATCCGTAGATCGGCTCGATGATGTCGTGAATCTGCCACGGCATCAGCTTCATCGGCTTCCCGGCAAACTTCCGGCCGGTCGTCATCGTCACGAACTGCTGCACGAACCGAACGACGCGGTCGGCCCGCTCCTGCTCGAACGTGTAGCCGGGGACGTACTCGGGCCGCCGCTTCCATGCCGGGCCGCGAGGCTTCCGCGGCGTCGGCTGTTTAGGCTCGGCCTTCGATGAACGCCTGGAGCGTGTCTCGGACTTCGCCACGCGATACCTCCATGCCGGCCCGGGCCGACGGTGTCAGGCCGTACTCCTGCTCGATCCGGAGCATCGACTGGGCCAGCTTGACGAACATCGTCGCGGCCGGCGTCGACTGCATGTATTTCACTTTCCCGTCCTTATCGCGGATCACGAGCACGTCGAGGCCGCGGCGGATCTGGTCGAGGTAGCGGACCCACTGCTCGTACATGGCACAGTAGCGGCCGATCGCCTCCGTGTCGGCCGGCGTGATCAGGCCCATCGCCTCGAGCTGCGGGACAACCTCGTCCCACTTCTCGCGGGCCTTGCCGGTCACCCACGCCGGGGCGACGACGGCCCCGGCCGGCGGGACCGGCTCGTCGGCGTGTTTGCCTTCCTTCGACGGGTCGCCGCGGAGGAGGCGGAGCTTCGTCGGCTGTTTACGCGGTCCGCGTTTTCCCACGCTTCACCTCCTCGCGTGTCGCCTTCTTTCCGGTCAGCGTCTCCCACCGCTTCACGATAACGTCACAGTAGGCCGGGCTGATCTCCATCCCGTAGCACTTGCGGCCGAGTTGCTCGGCGGCGATTAGCGTCGTGCCCGAGCCGAGAAACGGGTCGTAGATCGGTCCGTCCTCGGGTTCGATGTATTTGATCGCGAAGGCCATAACCTCCACCGGCTTTTGTGTTGGATGCTGCGACCCGTGCAGGGCCGCTCGGTTCACGGTCACGCATCGGAGAGGCTTGTCGGTGCTTGTCCAGGCCAGCTCGCCATCCGACATCGTCAGACCGTCTTGTCCTTTGCTCCAGTAGATCCATCCCCTGGTAGCCGGGAGGAGGTCCGCGAAGTAGTTGCCTCCGAAGATCGACGAAGGGCATCCCATCGCCAGCAGCGAATCAAACAGAGACCCGTCTGGCCTGGCCGAATCCCATCCCCGAAACTCGTGAGCCTTCCTGTTGTGTTTCGGATTTTTGCAGATGCTTTCACGCTGGCCGTCGATGCCGATTCCATAGGGCGGGTCAGTGACAATTCCACCAGCCTTCGCCCCCGCCATGAGCCGCCCCACATCCTCCGCCTTTGTAGAGTCGCCGCAGAGCAGACGATGCTCTCCGAGAATCCACAGGTCGCCGGCCTTCGTGATCGGATCGGCCGGCGGCTCGGGGATCTCGTCCTCGACGATCTCCTTCGCGTCGTCCTGGTAGAGCTCGGCCGCCTCGGCCAGGTCCGCGTACATCTGCTGGAGACCTTCGCTCCCGGTGTCGACCTCGCGGAGCAGGGCGTCGAGGGCGACCGCGTTCGTCTCAGCCAACGCTGCGAGCGGATCGAGCGACAGGAGGAGCTTGTCGGCTTCCGCTTCGTTGATGTCGAGGATGAGAACCGGCACCTCTTGCTCGGGCGTGGTCTCGGCCCGAAGGTGCCCGTCCACCAGCATGAGCGAGCCGTCGGGCAGCTCGCGGGCGAGGAGGGCGTCGGCATAGCCGACCTCGGCCAGGATCCCGCGGAGGGCGTCGGCCTGGGCCTTGGGGTGGGTTCGCCAGTTCTTCGGGTTCGGCGTCAGGTCGCCGGCCCGGACGCGGCGTAGTTCGCGGACGCGGTCGCGGATCTGCATGGTGGGCCTCCGGGGCCTACGGTATGGGAGTGGCGGTACGGGTCAACGTAGCCCCCCTATCAAAAACGTCCGGAAATACGCGCCTAGG